CGAGGCACTGGAGGGTGTGGACGTGCTGAAGGTCGCCCACCACGGCTCGGCCTACCAGGACCCGGGCCTCATCGGCCGGGCGGCCCCGCGGCTGGCCCTCATCTCCTGCGGCGCGGACAACCCAAAGGGTCGTGACTTCCAGTTCTAGCACGTCTGCCCTGGTCAGCGCGATACATCTGCGGCAAGACCAGGGCAACAGGGGCCAGGCGCAGCCGTTTTCAGGGCACCCACGGGCACGCGCATTTCCGTACGCTGATCAGGTCGAAACGAAAGCGCCCCAGCAGGAAGGGTCAGAGCTTCCTACCGGGGCTTACCGACTGGTTGGAGTCGGCATGACTGAGCCTAGCGGCGCCGAGCGACTGCGCGACCGCACCGAAGATCACACCATCAGTACGGCCCGCAATGATGCCGTTTACGCGCTGGCCATGTCTCAGCGTCCGGAAGCCTCGCGCGCTGAACTCTGTTCGCTAATCGGGCAGTTGGCCGTGCGCGTGAGAGAGGTTGCCCACGTGGCGGAACTGCGCGGGGAACGGCTGAACTCCCCAGCGGCACGGGCACTGGAAGATGCCTTGCGCGCGGCTCTGGGTCAGCGCTGAGCAACGCAAAGCCCCGTATCGATCCCGGAATCTTCCCAGGGCGCTACGGGGCAGTCAGCAGTGCACCTCAGACTGACACTGTTCGGCGTGTTTCCTTGAGGGCGCTGTTCAGCCGGTCGGCGTCGACGCAGGGGAGATTGAGGTTCACGCCCTCAGCGTCCATGGCCATGCACGTGCGACAGCGGATGCAGTGGTCAGCGAACGCAACGAACGCGACCTGACTAGGCGTCAGATTCTCGCTCACAGCAGTTCGCCCCGACTACGCGCGTTGGCCTCAGCGACCCTGTCACGTAACGGCGAGCGCTCAATGCCGGAATGCGGCGCAAGGTCTGCTCCCTCGGCAGTAGTGCCCAGCGGATCGGCAGTGTCCTTGAAGACGATCAGCTTCCCGTCCTCGCCGAAAAGTTCCATCGCTTCGGACAGCCGAGCCCTTGCGCTGTCTGCCATGATCTCCGCCCCTTCGCCGCTGATCGGTAAAGGGACCGTACGAGCGGGCAGAGCGCCAATCCACATGCCCAGCGCGGTAGTTGCGACGTCGAGCGCGCCGAACTATCACGCTCCGCAGTAGATCAGCCTGCGACCCCCAGATGGGTTGCCATGCCGCGCATTTCTTCAGTCAGGGTCCGCTTACGAGTCTTGAGGACGTCAGCCATCACGCGCCGTGCCATGGGCTGGTGAGTCAGCCACACATCAGCCGTCTCGCGCAGGTTGACCAACTCATCCATTGCGTCCTGGTGCGATCCGAGCAGCACGTGAGCGCGGGCAACGTCCAGTCGATGACGGCCGTAGTTGTTCGTGTTCAGCCGGCCTAGGCTTTTCGCGCTGAGGGGCCCATCTTCGATACGGCGCAGAACACCACGCGCATCGCCGATCAGCGACAGGTCCTCAACCACCTTTGCCTCAGCGGTCACGGGACCGAACGCACTCCAGTGCGCTGGGAAATCCGCATGTTCACGCTCAAGGGCGCCTCCAGCGGTACCGGCCATTCGGCGGGCATGCTTGGCGACGTCCGGCCGGTTGTTGCGCCGAGCAGCAGCAGCGACACGGAGCCAGAGTTCACCCCAGACAGCGAGTTGCGCGGGAGTCGCATCGGACATTCGCGGTTCGATCTCCGCTGCTGTCTGCGCTGCTAGCTGTTCGGATTCGTCGAACCGGTCCTGCCTCAGCAGTAGCCAGCACAACCCGACTACGCCCGTAGCTGCCAACTGAGTGTGACCAGTCTCGCGACCAAGCCGGATCGCCTCAGCGAGTGCGTGATACGCAAGATCGTATTGCCGAACCTGCGTCAGGTATTTGCCGGTCAGCAGCAGCGCATGAGCCCGTGCAATCATCGCGTGTTGCTGCTCTTCGCCCTCAAGGATCGCTACAGCCGCCTCAGAGGCACGCAGCAGGCCGGGCAACTTCCGGGCCACAGACGTATACCGGTCCGCCTGATACAGCGCGTGCCCGTCCTGTACGCCTCGCCTGATGTCCGATGGCTGCGCAGCCTCAGAGGGCGCTGCCAAGGGCGCAGAGAGGCCAATAGGCGGCATCAAGGCCCTGCGTAGCTCTGCCAGGTTCCTGCGGTTGGCTTCGTCCTGCTGACCCAGCACGGGTTCCGGCGCCTCTGAGGCGAACAGATCAGAAGTGGTCACGCCTAGGGCACCAGCGAGGGAAGCAAGTGTGTCCATGCTGACGTGCCCGCCTTGCTCGGCCTTGCGGACAGTGCTCAGTGACAAGTCGGCTGCTTCGGCTAGCCCTTCCTGGCTCAGCCCTGCCGTGCGCCTCAGCTTCCGTACGTTGTCAGACAGTCCAGTCGACATCAGCACTCACCTCACCTTCCAGGGTACTCACTCGCCATAGCTGAGTAACGACCGTTGGTCAAGCGAGGAACGGACGAAGATCATGTGACGGACCATCAGAAACACAGAAAACCCGACCCCGGAAGCGCAATTTGGCTTCTCAGGGTCGGGAAATCAGTGCTTGTCAGCGTGCTCGCGCAGGGCGTCCCGCATGATCTGGTTCACGGTCCGGCCGGTTTCGGCGGCGAGCCGCTGGAGTTGCGCCCACTCATCAGCGTGCAGGCGAACACGTATACGCTGGACAGCCAATGTGGTTCCCTCCTCAGGCAGGGCCGGCGCGGGCATCACGCTCGGTAGTGCTACGCGGTGTGACGTCGGTCACAGTCAGTGTTCTGAACTGGGCGGACCAGGCAGCGCCCTCCCCCGCGTCTGACCTCCCCTAGGGGGCAAGGGGTCCATCCCCACCCCTACCGGGCAACTCGGACATCAGGGACGTTCGCTCAGCGTGAGTGACAGCGTGTGAGCCTGTCTCTCGCCCAGCGCAACACCACCCGGCCATGCGCTGTACGTCGCTCAGGTGTACTGGCTGTCAGTCATCGCCCTTGACGCTGTATCCGAGCCCACTCGTATGTGTGCACCAGGCAGCGAGCGGCGCCATTCGTCTGCACATCACAGCGCGGATGCTTGCAGGTTCCATCCATGCGCCACCTCTCTGGGAATGACAGGGGCCACATACAACTTTCGTAGGTGGTCCCCATGGTGTGCGTCAGTGCTTAGGCGCCGATGACGTCACGAGCGACCAGCGCAGACGGCCGGATAACCTTCGCGCCGTAGACGTGCAGGCCGCGCAGGATGTCAACGAACTGCTTCGGGTGGCGCAGCGCCTCAACCTTGGTGATCTGGTCGGCGTAGGTCGTGGCAACGGCGTGGCCGGCGATCAGAAGTCGACCAGCGCCAGCGCCAGGGCCGTTCGGAGCCTGGTTGGACTCCAGCACCGTGAAACCAGCCGCCTGGCCCACAACGCCGCTGCTCCGCGTAGTGCCACCCAGCGCATCGCCGGTAGCCACAAAGCGCGGATCCTTCAGTAGGAAACCGTGGAATGCAGGAGTGACGACAACCCAACGGCCGTCAATGGGCACCTCGTTCTCGCTGAGTTCGGTGCGCAGGTCGACCAGCAGGTCATAGGCCTCAGCGGCAGCGTCTACGGTCACCTCAGCGCCAGGCGTGACGGCTGCGGCCATCTGGGCAGCGATATAGGCATCGGCCGTCTTCGAGAGCAGATGGGCCGCGCGCTTCGTAACCTTCGCGACGAAATCGCCATCGTCACGAGCCTGAGCACGGTCAACGTCATCGATGTTCACCGACCAGGCCTTGCGCTGGCTCAAGTCCATAGTCTGTGAGGTGGTCGCAGCGTTGCCGCCGGTCATGTCGGTGTACGGGGTGTAACTCTCGACCGTAGGGTCAGTGACCGTGTTCACCGTGACGCTACCGCCGTACTCGGAAACGTCGCCCTCGAAATCACGGTTGGTAACGCCCTCCGAGCCGTAAGCAAGGGCTTCGTCCAGCGCAGTCAGCGTGCTTGCAGCCCAGACCTCTGGGACGAAATTCGTAAGTGCCATGATGGAAACTCCTGGTGTCAGATGGTTAGTTGCGGCCGCTCATCAGGTCGCGCAGTTGGCCATTACGGCGCGCTGCGTCAATCTGCTTGGCGGACATGCCGCTTAGGTCAGCGCGAGAAAGCTGACGAGCGACAGGGGCCGGATTTCCGCGAGCGCCACCGTCGGCAGTGCCCTGGAAATTCGGCCTGGTTGGCTTGACGTCGCCGACCGCATCGCGCGTGCCATCTGACGGAGCCTCAGCGCTGGAATCCGCATCGCGCGTGATCTCAGCGGGAGACTCGAAAGCCTTCAGCTTGGCCTTTAGTTCCTTATTCTCGGAACGCAGGGCGGCCAATGCCCTCTTGCCAGCGTCACCTAGTGCGGACTCGTCAGTCAGCAGCTCAGGTGTGGCCGGCGCATCCGTGGACTGCGTCCCGTCGGACGGAATCCCGGAAAGCTGTGCTGCCGTTTCGGCAGAAACCTCACTCACTTCGTACCCTCCGCAGCCAGCCGGATACCGCAGGCATGCGGCACAACGACGCCCGTACGCAGCGCTAGCCGTTCTGTCTGCACATTGGCGTCATCGAGCAGCCAGTCAACCTGTCCCACGGACGGCTTACCGATCGGCAGATCGTTGTCACGGACCCATGCGCGGAAAGCGGCGCGAATGGCGAACACTGGCGTTACGTATGTCATGGCGGCGCGCTCAGTCCGCTCAGCGAGAAACACGCAAAACGCAGTCTCAAGCTCGGGCGAGATATCAGGCAGATACCCAGACATGGGAGACCCTTCGGGGAAGTGAGTGAGAAGAAAACCGGCGCTCGCCTGCCATCACGTCAATGTGAGTTTGGTGCAGGGCGCCGAAGCATGCGGAAGGGTCCGGGGTGGCCGTTGACGTGGGCCCCGGACCCTTCACTTGTATATGTATCGGCTACACGTTGCAGGTCAGCCGGCTGAGCGCCGTTCCCGCTGTCTCTGACGGTCCGCCACGCGCTTATAGGCGGCACGGTGGTCAGCGGTACAGAACCAGGAATACCGGCGCCGCTGAGTGACGAAACGCCATTGCCGGAACTCTGCCCCACACTGCCGACAGCAGCGGATCATGACCTTCACAGGGCCGTACAGCGTCAAGTGCCCGCGATCGTCATTCCAGATGGTTCGGCCAGCGTTAGCCATGTGGCGCGCCAGCATTGCGGAGGTGGCAGCCTGCGACTCCTCCAGCGATAGCGACGAGACAACGGGGAACACGCGCCCCTCAAACAGGATGTCGCTGTCACGTCCGGGCCGTGCCCCAGCGTCCAACGGATCCGGAGTGGTACCACGCAGACGGAAGCTGCGCCCACCAACCACGCTGAATCCGCCTATGAAGTCATCGGAGTAAATCGAGGCTTCGGCCAGCGCAAAGGCATCGAACGGCCGGCGAGTGGGTCGGATAGAGACGTCCATACGCTCTCCAAGAGGGAACAGAAAAGGCGCTCTGACGGTCTGCCAGGCGCCCGGTGGGGGATTCGTGCTATGCGGTTGTGTACGCGCTCAGTGAGCCGCTCAGGGCGCGTACAGAGGGCGTATGGCCAAGTCCCTGAACTGGTCCCGGCGTGGTCCGGCTGAATGGTCGGAACGGCGCTTGAAGTCCAGCGAGCGCATGAGCCGCACAAAGTCGCCCAGGCGGATACTGCTGCCGTCGATGTCGAAGAGAGCAGCGCGCATGGCTGAGTAGGCCGCGAACGCGTCAGTCAGCGCGCCGGGCTCACGGATGAACGCAGCGTCGAACGCGCGGAGTGTCGCAGGGGGATGATTGGTCACCTGAGATCCCTTCAGCAGGTACGAAAGTCGTATATGCGTGCCTGATGGGACGTCAGGAAATGGCTGTGTGGCCGTCTGACGCCCCTTGCGGCGCTGGCTGGGGCTGAGTCGCGCTGGCAGGCTGAACGGCGCTCAGGTGGTCTTACGGCGGCGCCTGCACGCACGTCCACAGAAGAGGCGATGGCGACCGGTGTACGGGATGTGCTGCCCGCACCCCTGGCACGTCAGGCAGTCAGCGCAGTACGGCGGACCGTCAGCGGGGATAGATAGCCAGCAGATACGGCAGGGCTTGACCTTAGCCATTTGCGGCAGCCTTTCGCTGGGCGCGGTAATGGGCGACTCGACAGCGATCGGAGCAGAAGAGGCGCGGCCGGCCTCGACCCTCCCAACCCGTCCAGTCGTCACAACCCTCACGCGCGCAGGTGGCGTCATGGCGCTCGTTTTCCATTTCGAGGGCTAGCCGTCGCTGCTCATATTGCAACTCATAGCAGGACGACGAAGCCTGTTCGTCAGCGTCGCAAAACGTCTGCTTGCCTCTCAGTGGCCGGAAGGTGGCGCCGCAGAGGCGACAGGCTTTCTCGGCAGGCTTCGGGGCGGAGCGTCGCCGGGCACGCATCTTGCAGCGCGCTGAGCAGAAGCGAGTCTGACGGCCGGTTAGCCACTCGTCACACTCCTCGCAGCTCGGGGAGTCTTCAAAGCCAAGCATGTTGGGGTGTCCTTAATCTCGATGACGGGTTACCGATTCTTGATACTGCTTACTATCTTTGGGGGAATCTGATTTTCAGTAACACCACTTCTAGATAGAGAACAACAACAGAGAGTAGTTAGTTAGTTGACCCTCCGCGCTGTGCTCTTGCTGTTTCAGCCGTCCCTACGGGCCCTGTAGGCAGCAGAGCGACACGTATCCCCGCAGTACGCCTTGGGGCGCCCCATGGCGCTCTGTGCAAGGGCTGTACCGCACTGGCGGCAGTTGTCGGCGGACTCAACAGCGCGTAGGCCACGGGCTATCTGCTGGTGTGCTGCCTGCGCCCCCGGCGAAACCGTGGCTGCCTCCCATAGGGCCGACTCGGCTACGCGCAGTAGAGAGATGAGCTGTTGACGGGTCATAACTTCCGTTGCCTTTCGTGTTATTGGCGTTGCATTTCATGGATCAGCCGTTGCATTTCGTCACTCAACTGCCACGGAACGCCACGATTGTTGGGTAGAAGAAAGCCGCCCAGCGCACTGCCGGACGGCTTTCGTGTGTATGTGAGGCGCTCAGGCTGCGATGGGGGTGAGTCCTGCCTTCCGCTTGGCCTGCCGCTCAGCGTGAATGCCAAGCATCGCCAGTCGCTTTGCCTGCAACACGGGGTCATGGCCCATGTCCGACTGGAACGCGCGAACCAGTCGCCCACGGTGGGAATCCTCCGATGCCCAGGACATGACCACTTTCAGGAACTCTTCTGCTGCCACGGTGTCTCCCTCTCTCCAGCGGGTGAACGGCGTCTGTTGCAGTGCAGTTAGCAGGCGGATTGCCGTCGCCCTCGCTGCCTTGTGTCAGGTAGGTAGCGCCCCGGTTACCTCACCCATGTTGACCTGCGAGTTTCCACAATGCGGAATAGCGACTTGATAACGTCATGGGTTAACCGTGATCTCGTCGTTATGAATCCGCAGGTGCCCGCATGCGCGCACGTGAGAGCCCCGCCCGACCACAGGGGCCGAACGGGGCTGAGAGACTGTCAGGGGGGCGCTCAGGGGCTATGCGGCCAGTTGCTCAGGGAACCCGCACAGTGCAGCCTGAACGGCTTCGAGTCTCGCTATTCGCTGCTGGGTGTAGGTCGACCTATCTCCGGCCGTCTGAGCGTCGTACAGCGCATCCAACCGCCGGCTGGTCTGGCGCCACTCCAACTCGCGCTCCCACGCTGCGTCTGCCGCATCCTGCTGTGCCTGGAATTCCGCTACCCGCTGCTCACGTGACATGATGCTGTCTCCTCTTCAGTGAGGACACAGGGGGTGTTCGTGATTGGCGTCCGGCACCCCCTGTGCCATTCGGTTTCCGCTGACTAGACCGCAGACGTCTTACGGCGCGCTTCCCACTCCCACGCAGTCTCTTCAGCTTCGGCGTCTGCTGCTGTGTACGCTGCACCAGCGAAGAACGGGTCTCGGACGCTGAATTCCACGCGTCGTTCGTCCAACTTGGTCTGTCGCCCCCTGGTGCCACGCTTGACGCTCAGATGCGCGCCAGCTTCCTGCAAGAGTTGTCGCTTTCCGGCTGTGTCAGCTTTCGCCCAGATATCTGCGTAGCTCTTGCCAGTCCGGGTCTCCTCGATGCGGGGCTCTACCTTTTCGCGGGTCTCAAGCTCAGCGAGTCGTGCGTCAAGAGCGTCTGCGTGTCGCTGCCAGGCTGCCTTTGCCGCACTGCTGCGCTGTCGCCCTTGCTGTTCCTGGTGTGCCTCGAACTCAGCGAGAGTGGCGTCAATTTCGGGCTGGGGGTCGTACCCGGGAATGGTGCGAGTCTGCGTGACTTCCAGCGCACCAAGCATCCGCAGGAATTCACCTTCCGCGTGCCCTTCAGCCCACTCGCGTTTGATGATGGACGGGGCCGCGCACTTGTGCCCCCTGATGGTTGCGCCGCACTTGTAGGTTTCCGTTTTGCTGGTGCTCTTGCTGTTGGCAGACGGCCGGTTCAAGTACATGCGTTCACCGCAGCCGGCGCAGTGAATCACTCGGAGCAATAGCGCCACGGTGTCCACTCGGTCCGCAGACTTGTTGTCGACGGAGCGCCCAGCGAGCACCGCGCCGATCGCGTCGAATTCCTCACGAGTCAGGATCGGCTCAGCGGTAGCCATGACAGGCGCACCTTCGCTGTCACGTACTGGCTTGTTGTCAGTGAGCTTCCAGCCCAACAGCCGCTCACTGGTCAGCAGTTCCTTGATGGCGTTGTGCCGCCAGGCAAAGCGACCGCGAATGACAGTCTCGCCAGCCTTGCCACCGGTTTTACCGCCAGTCTTCCGCCCCTGTTTGAGGCTCCAGTGGTCACGGGATGACGGAATGCCATCTGCGTTCAACCCGCGCGCAATAGCTGCGAGACTTTTCCCGGATACGCCGTTGCTCGGGTCTCCCATGAGTTCTTTGACGATGCGTTCGAGCACGGCCACGGCATCCGGGTCTTGAACCAGGGTCCAGCCGCCACCCTCCAGCGGAGCGGGCATATAGCCGTACGGGGGACGAGAGCCGCGCCAGCGAAGGGGCATGGTCCGCATTGCTGCCTGCGCGCTGGTGACACGCTCGCGGATTGCCTGTGCCTCCATTTGTGCAGCGAACGCGAACAGCGTGACCATAAGTTCGGTCATGACGCTCAGCGGGTTGCGGAAGTCAAGTTCCAGTCTTCCGCCAGGCCCCTCGGCGAACACGATCAGCTTTCGGTTTTCCCGTGCCCACTGCGCCAGCTCATGCATGTCCGACATGGATCGAACGGCGCGATCAAATCGCCAGAAAACCAGCGCGTCAAAGTCATCCGGGCGACGAAGCCAGGCACCCAATTCCGGGCGCTCAAACGGCGTGGTCTTGCTGGCGGATACGCCAAGGTCGACAGCTTCGCGATCAGCCAAGTCGATACCCAGCGATGCGGCTGCGCCCCTGTTGGCCTCCCGCTGGCGCTCGGGGGAGGTCGTCTCGTCAGTCAGGACACTGAGGCGGAGCGCGGACACGCCCCTGAGTTGAGTGTTCACGGCGGTCGGGTAGCGAGTGGAACGCCTGGTGGACGGATGCGAAGCGCTGACCTGCGAAGATGCCGCCATGGCGGGTGTCTCCTAGAACTGCTAGTCGGAGACCCCTTGGAAACTCCTACGGGCACCCGGCGCCCGGCACCGTCGCCGCTCTGCGTGCCGGGGGCGCGGCGGTGCTGCGGACGGACCGGGACGGCGCGCTCGCGGTCGTGGGAGGGGGCGGAGAGCTGAGCGTGGCG